CATACGGCGGCAGCAATGCCGACGGCTATCTGGTGTTGATGAACGTCAGCGGCACCTTTCAAGACGACGAAAATTTGCAGGTCTCTGCCGTCACGAAATGCGTGGCCGACGGCACGGCGACCCAGCGCGGTGCCGACAATGACACGGACGATTCCACGTGGCTTCAGGACGCCATGGAGACGGCCAGGACGGCCATCGCCGTCGTGCCCGGCTCCGGCAACATGCGCGGCGTCTGCACGCTCGCTGGCACCACTTACGCCTTCCGGGACAATGCCGGCGCCACCGAGGTCGACGTCTACAAATCGACCACGGCCGGGTGGACACAGGTCGCGCTCGGCAAGCAGTTGGCGTTCACCTCGGGCGGCACGACCGAGATCGAAGAGGGCCAGACCATCACGGGAGCCACCGGAGGCGCGACGGCCGTGCTCACGCGCGTGGCCCTGCAATCCGGCTCGTGGGCCGGTGGCGACGCGGCCGGGTTTTTCATCTTCGCCAGCCAGACCGGCACCTTCCAGTCCGAGAACATCAACGTCGGCGCGGCGACCAATCTCGCGACGATCGCCGGGGACAGCAGCGACAACAGCCTTGCGGCGGCCGGGCGGTTCGAGTTCGAGCGTCACAACTTCGGCGGTCATGCCGGTGCTGATAGGATTTACGGCTGCGATAGCGTCTCGATGGGCTTCGAGTTCGATGGCACTGTCTTCGTGCCAATCAAGACGGGCATGACCACCGATACGCCGAGCCACGTGGCGGTGCACCATAATCAGTTGTTCTTCTTCTTCTCCGGCGGCTCGATCCAGAATAGCGGCATCGGCCTGCCCTACCAGTGGACCGTCGTTACCGGCGCGTCCGAGATGATGCTGGGCGAGGAAATCACGGGCGCCTACTCCGACGTCGAGGGCTTCTTGGTGATCGGTGGCCGAAACAAGATCGCCGTGCTCTATGGCCAGGACACCAGCAACTTCGAGCTTGTGACGTGGAGCGACGAGTCGGGTGTGATCGAGTGGACGATGGATCGCCTGGGCTCGACGCTGTTCGTTGACGATATCGGCGTGCGTCGGCTGACGGCCGCACGGGACTACGGCAACTTCCGGCTGGGCACGATGACCCAGAAGATCGAGCCGTACCTGAAAATACTGAAGGCCGCCTCAACGACGATCAACGCCTCGATCCGCACCCGCACCAAGGACATGTATCGCGTGTTCTATTCCGACGGCACCGGGATCAGCGTCTACTTCGGTCGCGGGATCAACAAGCCGGAGTGTGCGATCTTCAAGCTGCCGATCGTGGTGCACTGCGCCTATAGCGGTGAGGACGCGAACGGCGATGAGTTCATGCTGTTCGGCTCGACCGACGGCTACATCTACGAACTGGATGCCGGCGCCAACCACGACGGCACGGAGATTTCGGGCTACATCCGGTTCGCCTTCAACCACGTCGGCTCGCCAACACAAAACAAGCAATGGTTCAAGGCTACCCTGGAGGTCGATGCCAATCCGAGTGTTGCGCTTGGCATGACCGCCGAGTTCGGCTACGCTTCCGATGACCAGCCCCCCGCGACGGAAGAGAGTTTCACGGTCTCGGGCGGCGGCGGTTTCTGGGAAGAAGCAATTTGGGACGACTTCCAATGGTCTGCGCCAGTGGAAGGATTGGCTGAAAACCATCTAGCAGGGTTTGGCACCAACGTCTCGCTCGCGGCCCTCTCCGCCGGGACTTACGACTATCCCCATCGGATACACGGGCTGACGCTTCATTTTAGTCCAAGGGGTCTCGTGAAATAGATGGCCTACTACACACCGACCGCCCTGACCAAGAACACGCTGGCGCGAGCGTCCGCCGTTAACGCTCAATTCACGGCAGTCCAGAACGCTCTCAAGACCATCCCACTTGCCGACGTGCTGGCGGAGGGCCGCGCCAATTTCGTGACCGATACCGGCGCGGCAAATGCCTACGTCGTCACCATGGGCACCGGCTCCGACACGACGCAATCGGCCACGGCCTACACCACCGGCATGGAGATCGTCTTCATTCCTTTGGCCGACAACACAGGCGCCGCGACTATCAACGTGGATGGCCTAGGCGCGAAGAGTATTTTGCGCCTACGCGAGGGAGCCCTGGTGGCTGGTGACCTCTCGACCACGACGCCCGCTGTGCTGCGGTACGACGGTACGCAATTCCAGTTGATGAACTCCATCGACACCACGGACGCCACTTTGCCATTGGCAGTGGCCATTGGCGGCACGGGATCGGCATCAGCATCGGCCGCCAGAACGGCACTCGGTCTAGCGATCGGCACCGACGTGCAGGCCTACGATGCTGAACTTGCGGCTCTCGCAGGCCTGACCAGCGCCGCTGACAAATTG